TGTAGGGCTATTTCTGGACAAAAAGCTTTATATAGCGCGTCCCCTCAATCAATCATTTAATGTAACGCGGCGAGTTTTTTGGCACAGTTTAGCGCGTTTTTTGGCACAGCCGACACATCATTTTTACATCATTAAAACGCCCAAATAACGGCGTCTATTTCCTCAGTTGTATTCGCCGCCAAAACCTGCGCAACCAACATCTCAAAATAATCGAATTTCGCCTCGATGGCGGCCTGATAATCACCGGCCAATTGCGTCAACTGGGCAGCAGTATGAGGCCGGCGGAGTTTCACCCCATCGACATCGGTGCATGTAAATTTACCGCCGGCATCCAGCGTGACGAGATCATTTAAAAACTGCCGATTTTCCGCTCTCGCCGCGTAGACATGCGGGGAACCTAACGCGCTGCTGGTGACGGGGGTTTGAATCGCTGCGTTACGGTCGCGTTCGAGTTGCACGATTTTACGCTCCTTCCGCTGATCGAGAGTAAGCGGCGCCGGCTCCTGCAAAATGATATGACCTTCAGAGTCAACAGCGATAGTATTGCCGGCAGACTGGCCAGCCAGTAGCACCGCATAATGCTCATCGCTAATTTCTATGGCGTCATTGGGAATGTTATTGCCATGGACATCAACGTCGTAAAAGCCGAGGGTGGATGGGGAATAATGTTTCATTGCGTCTCCTTTTGATTACTTGCCGATAGCAAACCACTCGAATGTCTCGGTGTACGTACCAGAACTGGAGATATCGTCGAGACCTGCGATAAAGTTTGTTAGTGTATGGGCGCGCGTATAGTGCGAAATCCCCCCGGAGATTGCCCCTCCAGTTTGTATATGTGATGGATAAACGCCATATACGCTTGTAGGAAATGCAATCGGAAACGTCACAGTGAGTTCGTCGGCTGTCCCTGAGCCGGCAGCGGTCAGCGTCGTGCTACCCCACTGTAAAATAAGCCCACCGGGCAGTTTCTGATAGCCGCTCGATGCAAGGGACTGATTGCTGCCCTGAAAAGCAGCGGCCAATGTGCCTGGGCTAGTCGCTTTGTTAGTGATCGATAATGCCTGCGCCTCTGCATTCGACGCAAACGTCGCAGCGGGATTACCGAGCACCCACGCATCCAGCGTGGTGTCATAAGTGAGATATAACCAATGCCCGGCTCCGGCGATGTCGCCGGCAACCAGCGCCACACCATTGGCTTTTACAATCGTCTTTGCCGCGAGCGCATTTGCCGCGAAGGTCGGCGTCGTGGTCGCATTGGCGCTGGCCGCGCGGACACGCACTTTCATGCCGGCGGTCAGCGTAGTAATGGCCGGCGTGAACGTCGCGGTAATCGCATCGGCGGTACCGCCGGCCGTGGCCGACAGCAGCTTGCCCGATTGCAGCGCCGCCGCCAACTGCGCACGATTGGCCTCGTCCAACGTAATGCCGGCGGCCTCGATGATTGTGCACAACTCCTCTTGTATCGAGTTGAAAATGGCCGCAGTGAGCTGCGTCGCGGCGATACCCAGTCCTGGGTTGCCATCCTTAAAGCCGTGCTTGCCGGCGCCGAACAGGTCGACCGCCTTTGTGGCTGTGGTGATTCGTTGCATGATTATTCCTAGAGATAGGCGAATAAAACGGTTGTATGGGCCGGTTTCAGCCTGCTGATCCGGCATTCGATCGCATCGTCGCCCCAGCTCTGCAACGCACTGTTGCAGTCGCTATTGCATGCCATTTGAAAAACGGATGTCGCGGTAGACAGATTCAGCCGCCAGGCGAAATGGGCGTCGACGCCATACATCGAATCGTTGCAATCATCGTTGCACGTCAGCATCGAGAACTCGTCGATGGTCGCGCCGACATAGCCCAGCGCTTCAGCCAGGGCGATAAAATACTGCCGGCTTTGGCCGCCTGTCGATGTCAGTTTGGATACCAGCGCCGCGCGCCGCTGCTCGATCGTCTGCTCGACGGTTACGCACACATCGGGCAATCCGGCGACTCGCTCCCAATCTGCCAGCATTTCATGCGTGGTGCGGGGGTCCGCTTCGGCGATCAGATCGGCGCAGCGCAGATCCACGCGCGCGAACTCGTCGGCCCAGGCTGTTAGCAGCCGTGTCAGCGCGCCGCCGACTTGCCGCCCCCAGGCCAGACCGCTCGGCAGCAGCGCTTGCAGCTGCGCCAGATAATCGGCGGAGATCATAGCCATGTGATCGTACCCATCGTCGTCATATCGCCTGTCGCGCTGACGACATCAGCATTCGGCGCCGTCATTGCATAGTTGGTCTCGCCGGCGGCCGCGCTGATCGCCGCACGAATATGCGTCAGATACAGCGTGCCGCCAGGCTCGGACTCGCGCGAGATCAGATCGACCAGCTCGGCGGTCACCGCATCCTTGACCGCCTGCGTGTTTGGGGTGATCTGGATGCTGAAATCAAGCGGCACGGCGACGGGCGCGGCCGCCAATACCTGCGCCGTCACCGGGCGCACCGTATCGATATATGCCTGCACCGTCGCCACTTCGCCCGCATCGGGTATCAGCGAAACATCGTTATCGCGCACAAAGCGCACGACCACGGAGCCTGCGCCGTTTTCCCCGGGATAAACCCAGGCGCGCGTCACGCCGGCGACTTCCAGCGCCCAGGTCTCGTAATCGTACTCGGCGCCGCCGTGCGGCGGCTGTTGAATGCGATTGATAAATCGCGAACGCAGGGCCGTGTCGGTCTCGGCATCGGCGCCTCCGGACAGCGCGCCGGACGTCACCGACGAATCTATGCCGGCGATAGGCGATGTCAGCGCCAACGCGGTACCGCTGCCGGCATTGCCTGCAGCGCCGGCGGCGCTGGCGGTGACCGCGACGGTCGCGGTACCGGCCGCGATGGTCGCGGTACCGGCCGCGATGGTCGCGTCGGCATCAGTGGTGTATAGCGCATTGTCGGCCCGTTGCAACTCGGTACCGGCCGGAATGACAGTGCCGTTGACGCCGGTCACGGTGACTGACCCGGTCGCGAAGGCCGCGGCCAGGCGGTTGACGCCCCAGATGGTAGACCAGCGCTCCAGGTATTCGGCCTCGGCCGTATCGTACATCACCTGTTTCGAGACCCAGTCGATAAACCCGTACAGCCCGTGCACCGCGCCCGCATGCACGCGCGCCAATACGTTCAGGTTCGAGCGCCGTAACGCCGCGTCGCTGCCCGGAAGGCGCGCCAAAATATCGTTAATCGCCCGGGTGATCAGATCACTGAGTACAGGCCGCGAAAATGCCATTTATGCGCTCCAAAAACTTTCAAACTGATATCGGATGACCGGCTCGCTCGGCCGCTGAATCGCCACTTGCAGCCCCAGGACGCCGGCGCGCGGGATACTGGCCACCACATCGACAGACTCGGCGACGCCGTCATCGATCAACCAGCGCAGCGCCTGCTCGGCATACTGACGGGCACGATTCAATACTTCCGACAGTTGCTTCTCGCGCGATAGCAGCCACAGCCGCGAACCGATACGGTCCGCCGCATCCTCGTTAAAATCATCGCCCCACCAGCCGCGGCGTTCCTGCCCGCCGTCCGGGATCACATCGTCATCCTCGGCGCGGCGATCGGTGAACAGACTGATGATCACCGCCGTTTCCAGGCCATCGTCTTCGGCCAGACCGAGCGCGTCCTGTAGGTAAACCGCGCCATGCCGTCAAACACATCGTCGGCCATAGCCGGTTCGTGGATGCACAGCACCAGGCTGACCGATTCGTCCTCGAACGGCTGCATACCTCGCAGCGCCTTCACCGGCACGTAGCACACCGCCGGAAAATCGTTAGCGCTGACCGGCCGCTTGTAGCCGATGAAATGGCGCGGCTGCTTGCCGTAATGCGCGGTCCAGTACGCCTGCAAACCGGCGTCATTCTTTATATAGGCGCGCAGCACATTGAGGTTCGCCAGGCTCATCCGCGCCCCAGGCTAATCTGTCCGAAGCCCGCGCCGGCCGGCTCGCTGAGTCCGAGCGCAGGCCGCGTCAACTTTTTAACCAGCAGTTCGGCCATGTCCTTGTATTTCTCGGCCTTATCCTTCAGCACCAGATTGTCGCCCATCGAGCCGGCCACGGCCGCAAGATGGTTGGCCCAGGCTACTGCGATCGCCTTCAGATGCGGGTTAGGCAGCGTAATCGTCGCGGCCAGCGTGGCATTGATACCCATGTTCGCCAGCGACAGATCGACGTAGGCGTCGGCGTCGTTCATATGCAGATCCGTCACCGCCAGGGCCGGATCGGTGCAATCGGTCAACTGCGCGTATTTATGAGGCATTGCCGATTCCCCCGTGCGCCGCGATCACCGACAAGGCGCGCGCGGTCATGTTTTCGCTCCGAGTATCCCGGTCCGCGAAAAAGAACGGAAACGGTCGGCTGCCTGGATGATTGACCGAGCGGCGCAGGATATAACCGCCGCCGACCGGAATCTTCAGGGCCTTTCGCCCCGGTCGCGGCTCGATCACATGCGGGCCTGTGCCCTGTACCACGTAGGCGGCATGCTCCGCATTCGCGAAGATTTCCGCCGAACCGTTGCCGCGCCCGCGCCAGCCGATCGACTGCTCCAACTGGCCGGTGCGCGACGTGAACGAACGCCCCGCCGCGATCCAGTCCAGCGTGTCGTCGGTATAGCTTTCCGCCGCCGCGTTCACCGCCAGTTGCAGCAAACGCGGATCGCTCAGCGCGGCCAGCACCGAGGGCAAATTGCCGAGTTCGAGGCGGATGCCTTCGCTCATTTTTTGCCCTTTGCCGACTTTTCGTCGGCGCCTTCTGTCGATTCCTCAGAATCATCGGCGGCCGGCGGTTCGTAGCTATAGCCGCAATGCTCAACGCATTCGCGCGCATCGACCGGCTCGCGCTCTTCTTTCACGCCTTTCGGCGAATAAATCGTGACCAATGCCATTGCCGCCTCCTAGTCGTCTTTCGCGATGAACGCGGAGAAATTAATGCCGGTCGCGATCGTACCCGCGATCAGCGTCGAAAGGCGCACGTATCTATATAGTGTGCCGCCTTCTTCGTTGCGGAACGGAATCACGTAGCGGCCGGCCGCGCTCAGCGCCGCGTCCATCGGCACGACTAGGTTGCCGAAAACCTTCTTCGCCAGGCAGACCGAGCCGGATGTCATCGCCGCTACGTTACTGCCTTCCAGCGAAACCGTGTAAATCTCGTCGCCGGTCGCGATTTCGCAGGCGCTGAGGTCGATTACCACGTTGCCCTTGACGAAGCCGGCGCCCAGATCGATGATCGTGCCGTCCGCGGAAGCGGCCAGCAGACCGGCGGCTTTCAACAACAGCCCGTTGTCATAAATAAAATTCGAATGTTGTCCCATTGCGTTCTCCCGATTAAGCGGTAACGGCGGCGTCGGCGATCGACCACAGGCGGGTCGCGGCACGGCCGTTCATGATGCACAGGCCGTTGAACCATTCCACGCGGGTACGGTACTTCGGCTCGGCTTGCAGCTTGCCCATGTCGTCTACCTGGATGCCGCCGTTCTGGATGCCGAACAACGAACCGGAGCCGAGGCTCAACACGTAGATCGAGGTCGCGGTCGCGGTGCCCGAGGTTGCCGCTTCGGTAAACGGTAGAATCGCGCTGCCTTCGTTGTCCTGGTCGACGATCAAAATCGGCAGATCGTTGTACTTGGTGATCTGGCGGCCGAATGCATCGCGGTCGTAAGTGATATAACCGCCGACGCTGGAATTGCGTGCGGCGGCCGTCAAACGGCGGCGCATCGCCTTGCTCATCAGCAAATGCGTCGGATTCAGCGTCTGGTCGATCGCTTCATCCAGTTTCGCCAGGCTCAACGCCGTGCCGTTCGCGGTCGCGCCGGCGGCGATCTTCTGATTGCCGGTAATCCGGGTTTGCAGGCCGTCGAATTCGCGCGGATCGCTAAGCTGGTCGCCCTTGATGAATTTGCGTGTCCAGGCCAGGGCCAACGCGCGCACCTTCATCGCTTCCTGCACCGAACGCTGATCCATGCCCATCGTTTGCACGATGAAGGTATCCACGTCCAGCTCGCCGCCGGCGATCACCAGATTCTCGGTTTGCGGATTCAGCACGCCGGTCGATGGCGTGTACGATTCGTTCACGCCGCGAAAGCCGACGCCTGGCAGCGCTTCCTCGCGGTTGTATTTCAGTGCGTTGCCGGTGATGTCGTCGAACGGCAGATTCATCAGAATGTCGGACGAACCCGCGTACATCTCGATAATCGCGCGGCGAACCTCGTTGCCGGTTTCCAGCTTGGCCGCTTCAATAAGTGTCAATGCCATGATTATTTCCCTGCTTTTCTGGCGGCGATCAGCCGTTGTTGAGGGGAAATCGGCGCGGCCTCTTCGGTCTTGATGGGCGTCTGCGTTTGCTGCGGGCTGCCGGATCCTGTACCGCCTTGCGGTTTGGCCAGGAATGGTTTGTCCTTGAGCAATTGCGCCACCGCTTCAGCGACCGGCTTGCCGTCGATCGTGACATTGCCGTTGTCATCGCAAGCCGCCTTGCCGGCCAGCAAATCGCTAACCGTCGCCGGGTCCAGCGCATCGGTGGATGCCGACAGCAAAGCCGCTTTGATTTGGGTTTGTTCGAATTTGCCCTTGAAGGTTTGCGCTTCCAGGGCCTTGGCGTCGGCCAGCTCTTGCAACTTGCCTTGCTCCTTCAACTGGGCCTGCTGCAACGCCTCGAAACTTTCGTGGCCGGTCGCTTCCTTCAGTTGCTTCTTGAATTCTGCGCGTTCGGCGGCCAGGGCTTTTTGAACTTCGGCCTGCACATCGACAAAGGATGCAGCGGTCTGAGTTTGTGTGGTTGCCGTTGATCCGGACCCGTCGGGCGCATCGCCGGCGGCATTCCTCAAAACGTATTTGCGTTTGAACATTTTGAAATCCTGTACGGGTGGAAGTAAATTTCCACGACAGGATAAAAGGCGGGGATAAAAAAAACCCGTTGGAACGTGTTCCTCCGGGCTTGATGGTGGGGTAAAAAACCAAAAAACAGGATAAACCGAAACTTTACCCCTAGCAAATAATTCGGAATACCAAATAGAGAGAATTTAACGGGGGGTTAACGTGGGTGAGCAGGCTTCTCTAATGCCGTAATAGCGCTTTAGGCTGTTTTGCGCCTCAAATCGCCTCAGATTCGCTCGCCACCCAAAACGCCCCGGCATCGATTTAAGGCCGTTTCGAAATACTGGCCTACCGATTCAGCGCCGATGAACTGCCGCCCCGATTTCAGTGTCGCCACGCCGGTGGTGCCGCTGCCCATGAACGGATCGTAAATCACGCCGCCGGGGGGACAGATTTCGACCAGGTCGGACATCAACGCTTCCGGCTTTTGCGTAATATGCACCTTGCCGTTGGTCAGCGTGGCGTGCTGCAGCACGCCTGGCAAATACACAGGCGTTTCCCGTGTGGCGATCGAGCCGTGGGTTCCCCATAGGATGTACTCGGCCTGATTCCTGAATCCGTTCTTGTTCGGCCGGGTCGCTCGGCCCTTGTCCCATACCGCCGTGCCGCGCAACTGAATGCCGGCCGCATGGATTGCCTCTTGCAATGCCGGCAGATTGCGCCAGTCGATAAACATCAGCAAATAGCCGCCGGGCTTCAATACCCGCTTGGCTTCCTTGCAGGCGTTCAGCATCAATTCCTTCCACGCCTCCGGATGCAGCGAATCGCCGTCGATATCGGGCAAGGTCTGTTGATAGCTGGCGTCCGAACTGACGTATTTCGATTTGGACGACTTCGTCGTATCCTTGGCCAAAAAACCGCCAGAGCCATACGGCGGATCGGTAATCACGGCGTCCACGCTCCCGGCAGGAATGCGCATTTTCAAATCGCGAAAATCGTTTCTATACAGTGAAAACTCGCCACCCGGCGCGGCTTCGCAATGAATCGCGCCGGCAATATAGCTGCCGCAATGCGCGCAAATATTAGGCTGGCTGGCTGGCTGGCTGGCTGGCTGGCTGGGATATTGTCATGATGTTTTCCTTCTAATTCAAACATTTTTAACCTGTCTTTTCTTTGATCAACTGCAACGCAACCGCGTCCTTTTTCGAAATCAAGCCGAACCCGTCCGCCCGGATCATCTGATCCAGCGGCGCGCCTTTTTTAAGCGCGGCCTGCGCCCACTTCGGC